CAGCGTTATCAGAATCTTTTCTTCGGTTATCTCCGTGTTGAAAGATAAGGATGATGTAACACTTGTTGTTTATACATTCAGTAATCTTTCTTCTCAGCATTAAGGCAGCATATTCATGCCAAGCTCTGTACTTTTGAGAAGGGAACATTCTGTGAGTTTTCGTATTGAAAACTTTCGAATTCTTTTTACTCGGTGTCTCGGATTCTAAAAAATATTCTATCATGAGAACAGAATAATTCTTGAAAAAAAAGTTATTAAATTATAAGGTTTGTAGTTTTTTATACTAAAAGACAATTGGGTTTTACAGTGTATTAAAAGATTGTTGCAAGTTATTAACGGCTAACTTTTTACTATACAAGAATTTAATAAAAAATAAATACAAAAAAAATATATTTTTTTTGTATTACAAAACAGTTTGTTCTCTTAAATTGATAAAAATTAAAATTATGGTATTACTATATTTTCTCATTTGGGTATAAAGTATTTACTATAGGGTTATATGTTTTAAGAAGTTTTAACGGTGTTACTTTATTGTTATTTACAAACTGTTTTATTTCCATTCCCTGCTTATAAAGTCCGTAGCGTGTTTTTCCTAAAATATCATACTTATCTTTTTCTGGCTGCTCTTCAAACCACTTCTGATATGATTCTGGATATTCAGAAAATATTTCATCAGTTCCTGTAACTAACATACATCTGCACATAAAATGAAGTGGATACATTGGAACGTCCTGAATATTCTCGAATACTTTATGGTCTAACATTCCGCAAGCAAGACAGGTAGTTGTGTCTAAAATTGCGGACCACATATATTTTAATTTCGGACTGTCAGTTTTTGTAAATACAATTCTGTCAAACTCGTTTGAAAGAGAATAACCTAATGTATCAGCTTCTGTATTCAGTCCTCTGTCAAAAGTATTAAACTGGCTTTCATACTCTTGAAAAATATCTTTATAATCTTCTCCGAAAATCTGGCTCTGATTAATCATTGAATTGTAAATCTTTCCAAGTTTATTGGCAGTATTCTTTCCGAACTCTTTTGCACTTCCCATAGAAACAATTGGAACTAATGAAAGAATTCCTACAACTGTAGCAGGAATGGTAAAGTTTACACCAAGTTTTTTCCCGACATTATTTTTCAGATACTCTTCTTCTTTTTCGGCGATTTCCTTAAGTTGTTCAGCAATAAACTCATCAACTTTATTTTGAAACTCTGCAAGAATTTCATGAATTTGATTATCCAGTTCTTTTCTCTGTCTGACAGTTACACTTCTTTTTGCTTCAAGAAGAATACGACTACACTCCTCTCTTGTTCCGTCTGCAAATCCTTTTATAGCGGAACTAAAGTAATTGCCATACTCAACAAGAGATAATGCGTGATGTATAATATCGTCTATATAGTCGTTTATTTCTTCTGATGTCATTCAACATTATCCTTGTCATTTGGTTCATTGTCTGGAGAATACCAGTCTTTCTGAGGAAGAGCTTTCTTACTTCCGTTTTGCTTGTATATCTTATATGCTTTGTCAACTTCAGTTGGAGAAAGTTTTGCAGACTCAAGGTCAAGAAGATATACAAAATCTTCATACGACATATCTGGCTCAAGATATCCACTCTGCTGAAGCAGATAGTAAAGACATCTGAGAGGAAGTTTGCCGTTAGAGAAGATGTTTGCAATTGAGTTGACTGCATTTGCATCGAAAGAAAGATTTGAGAAGTCGTTATTAAGAGTTACACAAACAATCTCGTCTTTATTACCAAGCCACTCAGAAACTGTCTTTAATATCTGAGTAAATCTGTAAGACATATATTTTGCGTATGTTGCAAGTTTAGCATCCTCTCCTGCTTTTCGGATATTCATAGCGTCCTTATTCTCAGCAGTTTTCTTTTCTGCAGCAATGATGTGTGAAGCAAGCATAATGATCTGAGCTTCATCACGACTCAAAGCGTGTTCAAGATGTTCAATACCTTCACCACTGAATGAGCATACACCTACTTTTGCGTCTGGTTCAGGTAACTGCCAGAATACGTCAGTTCCAACATAAACAGGAATGACTTCTCCTGACTTTTTATCAACTTCTGGTTCATGTCCTGTAAAGTAACCAGTAGGACGTGAAGTAAGGTGAGCACCATTCTGGTAGTCTGCAGTAACCTGATAATGATGAATGTTAAGTTTTGCAATATCATAAAGAATTGGTTTTACTGGCTCATTAAACGGCAACATAAAAAATGGAATGTAATTAATTCTTTTTCCATTAATTGTAAACGGAATTACTTTTCCTTCTGTAAGTTTTTCTACACCGTCTGTATCTTTTTTTGTTGTATAAAGCTGAATTGTATAATATCCCTTTGAATCAAGAGAAAGAACTCGATACTGTTCAACGGTATTGTGAGAGAACATATCACTAGCGTTATCAACTTCTTCTTTCAAAACTACAAGGCTCAGTTTCTTTACACCATTTATAGTCTTGTACTTCCAGTTGATAATTGACTCTGCATTGTAATAAGAAAGATAAGGTCTGATTTTATTGTCTTCAGCTTGTTTTAATGACATATTTGGGTCTACAACAGGAAGGTCAATTAAAACGCCACCGAAACCAGTAACGAGAACATCATCAAGACAGTCTGAACAGAACTGGTCCGCACTGTTACCTTGATTATCTACATCGTTTATAAATTTATCTCCCTTCATGTTTTCTGGAACATCAATCTTGGCAGGTCTGTTCTCAATCATTCCGTGAAGGCAGTCGTGAATCTGTGCAGTATAGTTTGTAAAAATCGAACGATTCTTGAAAGCCTCATACTGTTTGATTTCATATGCGTCAAACATTTTATGTGCAGTTGAAGGTCGTGGAAGATATGCTTCTCCTTTTGATTTAATTGCATCGTCACCTTCCATAACATCACGCATTATTTCCCACTGTCCACAGCGTTTATCATATTTTGGGTGTGTTGTCTTTACTCCATAATCACTCATAATTTATCTCCTATGCACCATACATACGAGGTCTATACAACTTTGCTCTTCTGATTGGTAGTTTGTAGCAGATTTCGTATGCCATAGCGTCTGTTATATGATCAAAGCCTTGAGATTTGTCAGGCTCTCCATTTTCTTTGAATACAAATCCATTAAGTGAATCCGATAAATGAGGACATTTTTCTTTGCTTACAAATACTTTTCTTGTTCCGTCTGCTGTACACATCGCAGTATTTACCGTATTCCATTTATCTTTACTTGCATAAGGAGCACGAGGTGCACAAACAATAAATCCGTTATCACGGAGAATTGTCATATCCGTAACACCAATCGGTGCTGAAGGCTGATGCTTGTTTCCTGTAGGGTCTGGGTATACATAAACAGTTGCCTTTGGATATCGTGATTTAATCTTGTCGCACATCTGCTGAGTATTTGAGAAACCGCTTGTAACAATTTCATCAAAAAAGAAGATGCTGTCATTTCCTTCTTTGTCAGTTTCAATAACTGAAATTGCAGCCGTCATAGGTCTTACGTTGAAGTCCATTCCGATATGGATGTCACCAGTACCCCAGTCTGGATTTATTTCCTTGATGTTATTTTCATCTGTGTCGTAATCCTCATAGATGCGGTCTGCCATTGTTTCAAAAGAAGCAAGGTATTCTTTTCTAAACTCTTTTGCAGACAATTCCTGTCTTGCTTTTTCAATTTCTTCTTGAGTAACATTACCGCCTTCGAGGGTCGTAAAGTGAAAGATTCCCCAGTCATCGTCCTTCCCAATATGTTTTGAATAAAGTTCCCAGAACCAGTTATAACCGTCTGGAGAAGAAATGAGTAAAACCTTACCCTCACAGAATTTATCAGTAAGAGCAGGATATATAGTTTTCCAAGCATTTTTGTTACAGAACGCACATTCGTCCATTACAAGAAAGTCGATAGCACTTCCTCGTAATGAGTCAGGTTCTTCAGCTGTGAATACAGAAATTGTTGAACCGTTCTTAAATGTAAGTATCATTCTCTGGTCATGTTTCTTTGCAACATATCTTGCAGGAACATATTTTTCACTTGTAAGATACTTGGTCCACATCAAACGTCGGGCGTTGTCTGAAGTATTTGCTACATACCAGATGTTATAACCGCCTTTGTCAGTTGCTGCTTTACTAGTTGCCATACGAAACATTTCCTCATAAGCAAGGAAAGTCTTACCAAAACGTCGACCAGTACAGGCAAGTCTGAAACGTTTGTCACAGAGAGCGATTGTTTGCTGTGCTTCGGAAAGTTCGTATTCAATCGTCATTTAGAACTCCATTCGAGGTTCGCCCTCTATTTCAACTATAACTTTATCAGTCGGCTCTTCATCCAGATTGTCCATTTGCTGTAAAGTTTTAATTTTCTTTGCGTCATTTGCACTGACTCTAAATACAACTTCTGGTAAATCTTCTGTTTCTTCTTCAGCAATTACTGCAGGTTTACCACCCACTCGTTCATAAATAAGTTTTGACATAGTTGCTCGATCTTTTACTGTTTCTGCATAAAGGGCATCCGACATAATGCTCATAGCAAGACGTTGAGCATTTGTTCTGACATTACCTTCAGAATCTTCAGAAGTCTGTTGCATAACTTCCATAAGAGCTTGGTCGAGAAAATGTCTGTCTACTTTTTTGAAGTTTGCTACTTCATTTTTCTTAGGTGCTATAAATCCCATAAATTGAATGATAGACGGAAAAAAAATCTAAATTAAAAGAAAAAATAAAGTGTACAAACTGGTTTGTTCTATAAAAAAAAACTATAAAAAGGCAAATTGAATTAGGATAGCGTCATAACATCTTAAAAGGAGTGTATTTATGACTGATGTTAATTACGACGTAAAAACTGGAAGACTTGTAAAGGACGTAGAGTCGAAGCAGATTGGAGAAGCCTATCTCATCTCTGGAACTATCGCTGTAAATCGTTCTTACAAGAAGAATGGCGAATGGGTTGAAGAAGCCTCATTCTTTAATTTCAAGCAGTGGTTCAAATCACAGAAGCAGGTAGAGTTTTATACCAAGCGTCTGAAAAAAGGAACTCCTATCACAATTGATGGTGAGTTTATTCAAGAAAAATGGGAAAAGGACGGACAGAAACAGAGTGCTTATGTACTTATGGCTAACCGTATTATTCCACCATTTGATAATTCTGGTTCTTCAGAAAATTCTGGTTCAAATGTACCACCTGTATCTTCTGATGAATTCCCTGAAGATCTTCCTTTTTGATAGGAGATGCGTATGAAAAAACTAAGAAATCTTGAAAGCAAAGTTAAAACAATTTTGAAAAACAATCCTGCTGCAAGAGGCGATGATGATTTATTGTACAGTTATCTTATGAAAGATATGAAAATAAATCTTCGAGATCTAACTGCACAGAAGTTTATTTTAAGTTATCGAAAATTGGGAATTCCAACGATTGAAACTGTTGGAAGGTGTAGGCGTAAAATACAATCAAAAGATGAAACCTTAAAACCAACACCAGACATTGTTCTTAAAAGACGAAAACTTGAAACAAGTTATTATAACTATTCACTTGGTATTAAGGAGAATTAAATGAATATAAATGAATATCAGTTGGCAGCTCACGGATTTGCAGATTACACACTTCCGTTTGTAACAGAAGGAGAAAAACCGACTCGTATTGATTATTGCTATCCTGTTATGGGATTGGCTGAAGAAGCTGGCGAGGTTTCTGGAAAGTTTGCAAAAGCAGTTCGTGATAATGGCGGTGTAATTTCGGAAGAAAGAAAAACTGAAATTGTCAAAGAACTCGGTGATGTATGTTGGTTTGTTGCAGAAATCTGCACTCTTCAATGTAAGTATGGAAGAAGTAATGCAGAAAAACATCGACAAACTTACATCAAGAAAAGAACGTGGAGTTATAAAAGGGGAAGGAGATAATAGATAAATAGATTTCGGCAAGAAGTGGTTGTGAAGGAATTTTTGGTAGTGTTTTTGTTCTTTCATTTTCGGTTCAACTCCGAGACTTGCCATAGAACTCTTACAGTTCTAACCATTTTCATATTTTTCCACAAGCGTTTGTGAGCGTCGCTTGAATAACTCTCACGTCGGTATAGTTTAAGTGGCAAAACAGGGTTTATTCTTTTTCCCCTATTCGAGTTCAAGTCTTGATACCGACAATAGCGATTCAACCTCCCAAAAAGAATCGTGAATGGCACAATAAATTCATCGCCCATTGCACAGGGGTAACTTTTGCAAATGTCGTTGGCAGGACAAAAGAAAAACTGTGCAAAATTTTTGAGGTGCTTATGATAATTAATCAGATTTCAAATACACCTATCGGAGATTGTTTTCACGATAGTGGAGTTACGACAATATTCAACGCATTATCTGAAACTGTAGATAACTTTGAAGTAGACTCAGACCAATTAAACGCATGGACCGAGCATATTATAAAATCTATGAAAACCTTACAAGCTCAGATAAAAGATTGTGAAAGAAAGCAGATTAAGAAATTACACGAACAAGATATAGAAGATAGAATTCACAGAGGTGCAGAATGACAGATGAAAATAAAGTAAGAGATTATGTTGTGGTT